GTTCAGTGATCACAGTTGTGGAGCGCCAAGTTTTCGAAAGCCAAGGATGCTGAGTATTTGATGCGGGGAAATTCGAATCTTGTGATGAATAAGTAAGAGTGCCTGAATCCCAGAGATTTTCATGAAGAAACTTGAAACGTGCCATTGCATCACCTCTTCATAATTCCACGTGGATGTATGAGTAGCCTTTCCTCCCGAGTTGCTTTCGGTACGAAGCGAATTAACCACTTCTCCATCATATTGCCTATCGGCACAACTATTGGCTCCACCTCGACTTTTACTTGCACTCTCTGCGCTTCAGCAACAGGTCTCGGCATCTCTGGCGAAATGTACACAAATTCAGGTCTTCTTCTCTCAGTAACGGCAAAAAGTGTCGGTCGTCGTACAACGCCAGCAAAACCGCTTTGAGCACCTTGAATTTTCTGAGCTATTTTCTTAAGATAACTCCTACAGTCAACAAGAACGCTTCTAATATTTACGAGTAATTTTCTTGATGCTTTCACTGCGTTGAAACTTGCTTGAAACTCTTTGACGTCAGGTAATCTACCCCTTAACTCCTTGAGAATTGCTTCCATATACCGTGGAAAGATCCTTTCATTATAGTCTTTGAGCCAATAAGTTATCTCGCCATATTTTTTACCAGCCTTAGTGAAGAGCTTCCCGATTACTGCGACTGCAGCTGCGATAGCACCTGCGATAATTGCGATTTTTGCAAATGCAGCGAGAGCAATACTAATGCCTGAAATCATTTTTGTAATACCTGCAAGAACTGAGCCGAGACCAGAGGTGACAGAACGAAAAATACCGCCGACGCTTGAGCCAAGCGCTGAGAATGAAGAGACGCCCTTTGCGAGAATATTTGTGAAAAGTGTTGTAAAAGCATTTGCTAATTTTTGTACAACATTACGAATTATGAATGCTTTGAGATCGCTCCAGAGATCCTTGAGCGTTTGAGTGAAGGACTTATGGTCAAGAACCATCTGAGCGAGATTATTGGCGATATATTCTCGAATACCTTCGATAATGCGTTTCCATCCCTCTGAGAGTTCTTTGTTTTTCTTTTTGATGGGTTTGTAGAATTTCTCTTCCATCTCAGCAGGTGCTTTCTCAAGTACATCTGTCCAAATTCTTACACCTTCGACTGCAAGACCAAGCTCTTCACGAATTTTCTTAACTACTTCGGGTGCTTCTTCACCGAGTTTCTTATAGCGTTCAAGAACCATACCAATAGCCTTATCCATATCTTCAAAAAAGACATTTCCTTTTTCGAATTCTGCATATAGTTTGAGAACTGCTTCTGTAAGTTTATTAGTTTCATCACGAAATGCTGAGACTGAAGTGATGCCAAGAGTTTCAAAAGCAGTTTTCATTCTTTCTGATTGTCCTACTGCAGCGTCACCCATCGCTTTGAGTGCGTCTTGAATATCGTATGAAGAGTTCATGATTTCGTCTTTCATTTCAACTGTCTTTTCTTTGACTTTCGTACCCGCTTCAGCAAATGCTTTTTTCGCTTTTTCAAGACTTTCTTTCAAATTGCTTACGAGCTTTTTCGCAACTGGAATTTTTGCTATTGAACCTGTAAGCTTGAGAAGTAATTTGACTATTTTCTGAGCAAGTTTTTGAAAGATTGAAGTTACTGTGTTTTTGATCCATGAAAAGACACCCACGAAGAGATTTCCAATCGGTTTCAGGATCCTTGAGACTTGCTGCCAGAGCCAGACAAGACCTTTAGCTATGAAGCCGAGTAGAGTTGAGTAGTATTGCTTGATTACTCCCCAAGCCTTGAGAAATACGTCTTTTACAAAAACCCAGATTGCAGTAAGATAGCGTGAGATTTTATCCCAGTTCTTCCAGACGAGTATGCCGACTGTGACGAGACCTGCTATTGCTCCAGCAACGAGACCTACAGTGCCAATGAGCGAAATAAAAGAGACATTAAGAGCTGAGAGCATTACCATCATTTGACCGCCGACCATTAAGACGGGGCCTATGGCAGCAGCAACACCAGCCAGAGCGATTATTATTGTTCGAAGTGTAGGTGATAGCTTCTTGAAATGCTCCATAAGTTTCTCGAGGTAATCTAAGAAAACGTGAATAATATTGAGAACTTTGACATAAGCGTCTCTAAGTTTCATTCCTACTTCGATTCTCAACCATTCAAATTTCTCTTTTGCAATTCTTGCCCTGTTCTCTGCGCTTCCAATAGTTTCTGCCAAGTTGCCCTGAATTCGACTTGTCTGTTCGAGCATGAGACCGAATCGAGCTATGACTTTCTGGCTTTCTGTCATAGTCTGACCCTGTTTGATAAGACCGTGATTGAGGGCCCATTGCTTAATATTCGTCTCATTGATTACGTAGCCGAGTCGTTTCATCGGTTCGATCTCGCCAGTAATTGCAGCTTGAAGTTTATAGAACGCCTCAGCGACTGGGATGTTTCGAGCAGAAGCTAAGTCATAAGCAAGCTGAACAAGTGCTTTTGACATGTGAACTGCACTCTTTTTTGAGACACCCATTGCATTAATCATTTCGAAAAATACTGATGCGTTTTCTCTTATTGCATAAGAGTTAAGACCGAGCTGATTTCTGAGATTCTCAGACCATTCTCTGACGTCTTTTGCCATATCGCCGAATGCTCTCTCGAAAAAGTCTTCTGATTCCTCAGCGCTCACTGCTGCCTTGAGACATGCAGCTCCGATGCCCATTATGGGGAGTGTAATACCCGCAGTGAGAGCCATTCCGATATTGCGTAGTTTAGAGCCGAAAGCTTTGAGTTTTGCCTCAGAATCTTTCAATGCTTCAGTGAATTCTGAGACATCAGCTTCAATTTTTACGAGTAATGATTTTGCAATCATTGCTTAATCCCCAATCGTTTTTTCAGATCTTCTAACTCTCTCTTCGCTTCTTCCTTTGTGACTCTTCTTCTCTCTCTCTCAAAAGCCTCAGGCACTAAGTCCTGAGGTCTTACTTTCTTTTTTGAAAAACAATTTATGAAAATTGCGCCGAGCCAAGCGAAGCGTTGCCATTCACGACGCTCTCTTTCCGAAAGTGCTTCAGCCACAATTCTCAGCTCAAGAGGTGTCATGCGCCAAAACTCTGACGGTCTAATTCCACATTCAGCTGCGAACCTTATTTCTTCTTCGAAGGTATACGTGGCGTCGCTAATATTTTTTTTTCTAAGCCTGCTTCTTCAAGTGTCTTCTCTAAGTCAATGCCTTTGAAGCCAGCTTGAACAAAAAGAGCATTAAGCACGATGTTCATTATCTGCATGACTGTGTATTTACCGCTTCGAATCTTCTCATTGAGCAGCGACTTGACTCGCTCTTCGGTGAGTGAGTCACCTTCCCAGCAGAGACCTGCATAAGTGAGAAATGGAATTTCTTTGAACGTGAGTCTCATTTTCGTAAGATCAAGTCCGCCTTCTTCGTCGCCCTCAAGTGAGTAGCGTTCAGCAATCAAATCCCAAGCATTGAAGTCGTAGACGAGTCTTCTTTTTCTATCAAGCTCAATGTAGAATTCTCGCACGATTACACCTCCACAACTGCGATGGTAAGACCTGTCACTGCGTCGTAAGAGATTTGAACTTTTCCGTTTGAGTCATTGAAACGGTCTTTAGGAAAGGTGCCAATGAGTTTTTCGCCTCCAGCCGGCACTGTAACAGAGACGTCGTGATCAAAACCGTAAGAGCAAGGCTGTTGTGAGTTCACAATTACAGTATGATCAACTGTGTCAGAGTTTTTCACATATATGAAAGCTTCGCCAGAGTTTTCGAACTCATCGCCAGCTGCATCGCAAGCTGAGAAAGTAAGTGTAATTCCAGAAAGAGAAAGTTTCTGTACACTTAGAGTTGCCATCGTTTCACCTCCCCCATTAAGTCTTAGTCAATGAGCCGACGCCATGCAGTGTGAATGAAGCAACTACAGCATCATCCGAAGGTGCATCAATTGAGAGACTTTCAACATAAGCTTTTCCAATATACGTGCGAGTAGGTGTTGAGATTCTGAACTGCTTGATCGCAGCTTCACCAACGTTGTTGTAAGAGTTTTCAATTTCAAGAAAGCCCGCATCGTCTTCAATGAGAAAAGCATCAAAGTCGATTGACCAAGTTCGCTTGCCGGGAAGTGATTCTTCCCAGTTCTGTGAGTCTTTGTCAGTTGTTTCAATAGTGTCACGCCCTCTGTCGAATGTTGCACCACGCTGACCGCCAATTTTTGTCCAAACAGGCGACGCCTCAGTACCTGTGTTAACTTCGAGATAGATATCGGTACCACCTACTTTTGCCATTATTATTCACCTCCTAATGGAATTTCGGGCACAAATACCCGAAAAATGAATTTGATTCGTAATTCGTAGAGATGTTTACCTCGAACTCGTGAGATTGAATGACTTACAGCGTGAAGATATGTCTCGAAATTATTAATTTCGATTTCTTCTCCTACTTGAGTCCCGACACGAATGAGATAGTCTCGCATTGTGTCAATTTCATCGAAATATTTTGAAAATGCTCGAATTTCATAAGTGAATTCATTCCCATCGCTCAAATTTTTCTCTCTAATCACCCGAGGCGGAAGGAGTACATAAGACTTTTCGCCTCGCTGTTCTTCATGAGCGATTGGAATTTCTTCAATTTTCTTTTCAAATAGTTTTCTAAGATTCATTGAGCTAAACCTCCTCGACGAGAATCTTGAATTTTATGATCGAATGACGAGTCTTTGCGTCTTCACGAAAATGAATCGTTGATTCATGAGCAACGAGAATACAGTGATAGCTTGAACTAAGCTGAAGCGGACGTGAGAGCACAGCTTGTATAACCTCAGAGGATAAGTCTTCAACCTCTTTCATTCCGAGATAGCGAGAGAAAACATGTATAGTTGAAGTAACTTCGTAGAGATCAACGCTCTTTCCATCCTTTGTACTAAGTGTAACTGAATTCAGCTCACCAACATTGACGAAAGGGAATTCAGCATCGTCTGGCACATAGTCATATACTTCGACACTCAAACTGTTTTTCAATCTCTCATATAGTGCTCTATGTAATTCTGTGAAAACACTCATTGCTTTAGCTCTTTTCTGATTTTCTCTAAGAAAATCGGCACACTCTCATCAAAAGAAGGTCTTAGATAGGGCCTTGCGCTCATACGCCGGGTGCCGAATTCAACATAAGCGCCGTAGTCAGCCCACGGCCCTATCTCAGCTGCAAAACCATCCTTATATAACTCAAAAATGATTGAGTTCATAAGATTTCTCGTGAGCTTCGGCACTATTTCTTTCGCTCGTGCTTCAATGAAAGATGCCCAGTCAAGAATTATCTCTTTGCAACGTTCTGGTTTTTGAGTGCGTAATTTCTTCAAATGAGAGCCCACTCTTTTTGCAGTTCGCTCATCAAGTCGTACACGAATGCCTATTCGCTTTGCCATTAGAAAACCTCCCTTAAATAGAGTTTGAGATATCGAGAAGTTTGATCAGGATTTTCGATTCTTCTTATCTCAAAGATTCTTGAATCAAATACGACTCTATCGCCAACTAAGATGTCAGAGAGGTAAGCAATATAAGCGAAATAATCAGCAATCAGCTCTTCTTTGTCGAGATAAGAGTTCATTCTATTTGCTCGTGAAGATTGAATTCGTGCTGGAATTGCTGAATGGATGACAGACCATTGAACTTCAATGCCACCGAGGCCATCTGAAATAGTTGTTGCACGCTCAATATTGACTTTGATATTGAATAGATTTTTCATAGCAACGCTCCATGACGACGAACATAAGGTCTAAGTAGTCTATCCGCCTCAACAATGCCAGTAAGAATGCGCTCAACTGAATAAGAATAGTCGCCGAGTCGTTCAGTGCCTTCAAAAACTCGAGTGTAGAGGGTCGGATCATTCTCAGCTCTTACGAGAATTTTCACCGCTTGCTTGATTGGTTCTGGCGTTGAAGCATAGCCATAGGTGCCCACGATGCGAATATTGTTGATCCCATCTTCGAATTTTTCCTCATCTATCCTGAAAACTGAAAATGAGTCATAGTCCCAGCTATCAGAAGGAAGTTCTTCATCTTCAATGTAGACAGCTGTAACAGTGATAATTGGCTGCACATACGGAAAGAAAAGTCTTTGTGTGTTATTCCCACTCAGTCGGATATCGAAATTTTTTGAATAGAAAAAACTACGAGTCACTTGTTCAACGAGTTTTTCGCAACGTGTGATAATCTCTTCCTTTTGAGTGTCGTCAAGTCCAGCAGGCCAATTATCTATGTCGTTGATAGTAATATAGTTACCCATACTTCTCTCGCTTAAATTAAGAAGGAGAGGTCAGAGTCTCAGCTATTCTTTCTTTTCCTCCTGTGCCCTCTCCTTCTCGATTTCTATTTTGAAAGCTCCGTACTTCTTGAGCTCAGCTAAGAGCTTCGAGTCTGTCACTCTCATGCAGCTATTTTTCTGAAAGAAAATCAAACGCCCCTTGTATGGAATTGAGCGAGTGCGCCCGAAGTTCCAGACTAACCAAGCCATTTACGCCTCACTTACTTGACTTTGAGGTGCTCAATGAAAACAACAGCATTCAGATTCTCAATTGCAAGATCAGCTCGAATTGAGTAATAGAAAATAGTTCTTTCATTTTTCGCATCACGCTCAGTCTCCATTTTGATGTCTCTCTGAAGACCGATAATGAGATTCTCTCTGTGAGTGAGTATGCAGTCAGTGCCATCGAGTGTGACTTCTGTAACTAATTCAGCGTCAGCTGCGTTGTGTGCCCACTCGAGATTCGAGTCTAATGTCAAGGTCAAAGCAACATCGTCTTTAGCTGTGATTTTCTTAATTTCCTCCTTGTACTCGAGCCCAGATTTGTGGATCCAGACATAGTCGCCGACTGAGAATGCAGTTGTGTCAGCAACTGTGATGACATTCTGACCTGCAGCTGCGTCAGCTGTGATAGTA